ACCACCCTTAGCCATATTAAGGTCGCCCATCTGCTTAGAAGTTGGCATAACCTTAGTGACGCCACCGGCTGCGTAGCCCTTCTTACCCGCTGGCCCGAGAGGCTTGGGTGGCGGGGGTTTATACTTGGGGGGCATCCGTTCGTATGGGTCATTGTACCCACCTTCAGGGATATTCAGACCGTTCGTACCCGCCGCCGGGGGCTTAGGCTTAGGCTTAGGTTTAGGGGTCGAGGTACCACCATCGCGAAACTTCATGATCTTTTTACGCATCATCTCGAAATCCTTACCTACTGACGGTACTATACCATCTTCCCTTTGGTCTTACCGCGTTCGCAGCATCCATCGGCACGGGTTGAAACAGAACCACCAGACTTTAGCTTAGTAAGCGGCTTACCTGGATGGTCATGCTTTTCATGGGCATGAATAGCCGAAGCAACCATAGCCTTGTCCTGCTTGATGTCGTCCTTATCCATTACTAGGTCCTCTTAGCTCTAGTTTTACCACGAATAGCACAGCCGTCGATGGAGCCGCCCTTGGCGTATTTCATCATGGGCTTCTTGGCAGCGGGCTTCTTTTTGATGGTGCCGCCTTTTTTGCGTCTGTTAATATCTTTATTTGTGCTCATTTCCGCATTGGCGGCGTTTTTAGCCTTTCTCTGGGCAATTGTTTCGGCATCTAAGCCAAAGGTATTCCCTATAGATTCAAAAAGCCCAGGGCGTTCCCCACTGGTCTCGCGCTGCTTACGTAGTTTTGCCGCCGCTGCAGAAGCCGCCACGAGTTCTTTATCTCTTTCCATCCTGACTTTTGAGGTGTTATCAGCAGCTTTCTGCCTGTCCTGCGCTGCTGTTAAGCGCATACTATTAGGTATATCGCCAAGATACCCCCCGACTCCCGGGTGTGTTCTATTATACTCCGCTCTTTCTCTTTTCAGTCTTGTGACTTCAGGAGTGTCTAAATCAAGGGGTTTAACAGTCTTAGCCGCACCAGGCTTATCAGCAGGTGTAGCAGTATTAGCAGCAGCAGGCTTATTCTCAGCGCTTTTGGCTTCGAAAAACCCGAACTTCCTCGCGGCCCTAGCTGGGGCTGGAGTTTCACGGCGGCGAGCAGGCGTAGCAGGCTTATTGCTAGCTAGGTTAGTGTTGTAACTCTTGCCCTTCCATGTGAAGTTAGGTTTACCCTCGACCCCTCGGGCGGCGGCAAAAGCCTTTGCGAACGACATCTTATCGTAATCTGGCTTAGCAGCGGTAGCCGTAGCAGTAGCCGTAGTAGCCTTAGCAGCGGCAGTATCGCGATCTGCAATGCTCTGGCCCCGTGTGCGCCGCGCTTGCGTCAGAGCAGCCTCTGCATCAGCTTCGCCCTTGCGGGTCGCAGTACGATCAGCACCCCTACGTTTTGCATCGTCGTCCTTGGCGTCGGCGTTGCGCTGCTCGAACTTGGCCTTGGCTATATTCAGCTTGGCAGTGTTACCTGCGTTGCGAGCCTGCGCCTTCATATAGTCCGACTGAATATCATCCGTCTTGCGGCGTAACCGGATATCGTTAAGAGACATCTCCGGAGCCTTGGTCACAGGACCCGCATCAGCATAACGCTTGCCGGTGCCGAACTTCTTCATGGGCTTACGTGCCATTTCTTTTTCCCAACCAGCCTTGGACCGTCTTAGTCTCGTAGATACGTATAAGCGTCCATATAATAGTAAACACTGCCGCAACAGCAGGTAGCCAACTCATAATAGTCCCTAACACCGTAGCAACTGAAAGGGCGTCTATAGCATACTTAATGTTTTCAGGAGTGTTAGTCATGTCAGCAGCCATTATTCTTGAAATACTCATCCCACTCCGGAGCATCCTTATTTGCGTATAGATACTGCGCGGCAAACTCTAGCAAAGTTGGGTCATCCCGAAAATGACCAAGCCCTCGGTTGCAGTGATTGCACAACATACCACGGATTGCTCCGGAGTTATGGTCGTGGTCTACTACAAGGGGTTCTTCAGAACCGCAAATAACGCATTCTTTAGTGGTCGCCTTGAGGTCCTTAAGTCCCTCATCACTAATAACGCCCCGGAATACGCCCCGGTTAATATCGCTTCGGTATGTAGAACGACAAAGTCGACACCAGCTGTCAAACCCAGACTTAGTCCGGTTATGCGGTGGGAAATGCGCCGTATCAAGCGGCTTATCCTCGCGGCAGCGTGTACAAGTTTTTTCTAGCAGTCCCATACACGCCTCGCTTTATTAAGGCGGCTATTAGGGTCTTTAGCTGCTTTAGGGAACATCTTTGCCTGCCCCGCAGAACGGGCGCAAAACGACTTCTTGCGCGGGCCACCTTTAGGCTGTGGAGCTTTGAGCCCTGGCTTCCCCGGATTGGCTTTGTTGTAAGACGCACGACCCTTGGCGTTCAAGCCGCCCTTAGGGTTCTTGCCTTCCTTACGTGTCCAAGCCGGAGTCTTAGCCATCACGCAGCATCCTTCTTTGAAGGCACGATCATCGGATAGAGGATGTCCTTACCGTAGTTACCTACGTACTCCTGCACACCCATGTGCCCCAGAGTGATCGTCGGGTCGATCCAGACTTCAAACCCAAGCTCGCGGGTGCGGTCGCAGAACAAGAAGTCCTCGCCCATATAGCCCTCGTCGGTTACCTTGAAGTCGAACATAGCGTTAAGCTCGCGTTCGCTGCGCTTATCATAGTAGGACCACTCGGGGTGGGCTTCTACCATCTTCTCGAAGACATCCCGGCGAACCATCATAAAGGCAGTGGCTACGCGGGTAGCGCGGACGAGACCCATACGGTCCATCGTCAGCTCGCCGTTCTCGTCGTAGTCCATATCAGCGATATATACTGTGTTGCTGTCCCGGATGCGGGGGACGCCAGCAACGATGCCCTTCTTAGGGTCCGAACTCCAAGCCATAAGCCGGAAGACGTCGGCAGGGTCAAAGTTAATATCTGAATCGATGAAGATCAGGTCAGTGCAATTGGATTCCAGCATGTCCTGTGCAAGGAGGTTACGAGCACGAGAAACAACTGAACACCCGCAAACACTGCCAATCTGAACGTCGATGCCGTGCTGCGGGGCTTGCTGACAAAACTGCGCCAGAGATACCGCCAGTTTCAGCGATACCTTAAAATCATACGCGGGTAGGGCAATGAATAAGCTCCTACCCGCTAGATCATACTTCTTCTCATCCTGCATATATCACCCGTAAAAAAGAACGGTGGAAGTCGTATTAGTGACCGTGCCGTATGCTCCACCAGCAATAAGGATGCCCTCACCCGGAAGGATGAGGTACACGTTACCTGCGGACGCCAGCGTTGGGGTGTTGAGGGTAAGGACCGTCTCGCCCGCGCTACCGTCCGTGATAACAACCGAGCCTGCGCCCGCGCTGCACACGGCATAAATAGCCTTGATACGGGCGCGGGACAGGTTGCTGTTGTTCTGGTCTACAAATGCCCCAGTAGCCGTAAGAGGCTTTGATGCTTTGACGTCATATTGCATAGCCATTAGCTATCTCCTTAAAGAGGTTAAACTCTACTTAGGAGGTAGCGAACGGCGTAGCCAGCGTACCCGAACCAGCCAGCTGCGCCTGCACCAGATACTGGCCCGATGCGACAGCAGTGATGGTGAAGTAGCTACCGACGATACCACCCGTCGTGGTGCCATTCAGGTTGATCGACCGGATCGTCGTACCGTTGGCAAAGAAGGCCGAGGGAGTAGCCGCGCCAACCATCGCAGAGCCAAGCAGGAAGTTGCTGGCGGGGGTGAGAACCTTGATAGCCGCTGCAACGATAGTGTTCACAAAGGTGTATGTAACACCTTGGTTGTTCAACGTGTTCGGATCAGAACCCGGACCCGCGCTACCTGGATCAGCCGTAACATTAACAGCAGGCAGTGTGATCGTGGTGGTAACTATAGTAGTGACAATGATACGCCCGCCGTGGGTGGCAGGATCAAGCGTAAGCGCCGCAGCGGCGTTGACAACGATTGAACCGGGACCCTGCGTGTATAGGCCGTTCAGTGAACGAACGGGACCCTGAAAAGTGGACTGACCCATAGTATATCTCCGTGTAGTAGCACATCACTGCATCGTCTCTACTACGTCTGCTAGGCCAGTCGATGCAGTTATAATCCTAGACGCTGGGCCAGTATACATCCCGCAAAGAAAAAGGGAAGGGGTTTAACGCCCTTCCCTCCCCCTGTTTCCTAAGCGGACCTAGGAAGCGTTAAGCACCAGCCGAACCGTACATACCCAACGGATCAGACCATCCGAATGAGTAACGTTCACGGCTCTTATAACGTACGTTTCCGGTATCGAAATCTCCATCCATTCCGTTAGACAACGGGGTACGGACAAAGTGCTTCATACCATTAGGAACGTCAGTCGTAAGGAACCAAGCATCCGTATCGGTCAGGAAGTGGTTAACAGTGTAACCCTCCGGAATCGAGCCGTTGTTCTTGAGCGCGTTGATGTCGTTGTCCGACGTACCGACACGGAGTTCCGTCTCAAGCAAGCGGGTTGCAATAAACATCGACGCGGGTGGGATAACCAGCTTGCGCGGCTTCGCCGCAATCAGCAGGCCACGTTCATCGGTCCACGCTGCAATCTGGATAACGGCGGCCTCAAGAGAAGTCTCGTTAAGATCAGCTGCAGTCGCAGGGATGTTCGAGTTAACCCCACTCGAGACAGTCGGGTGCGACGCCGAGAACAGCGGCTGACCATCGCCACCGGGGTAACCAGTGTCGAAGCCATTGTTCAAGATCGCAGCGCCCTTAGTCTGCTTGGTGTAGGCCATGGCACGAGCCAGCGCCTTAGTATAACGGGCCGAAAGGCTGTCATACAGGTTATCTTCAATCGCTTCTTCCGTGAGCGAAAACCCGAGGGCAATCGTTTCATGGTTGTAGCGAGCAGTGAAGACTTCCTGTCCGTTATCGTAAGCGATAGCCGAACCTTCGTTCTTAACCGGAGCAGCCGAGAAGCCCGACAGCTTGGTTTCTTCTTCAAAGGAACGCTCTGAGGTTTCAGTCTCAAAGATTTCCTTATGCTCTTCGCCGTAACGTGCATACTCAAGACCAAACAAAGCGTTCAGACCTGGGAGCAGTTCTTTGAGGAGCTGTGCGCGTGAAATTGCCATTTTATATTACTCCTCAGATGCC